TGGAATTGATGGGGAAGTGAGATGGCAAGCACGGCTGGGCAGATGACGCAGACACCAACCGGCAACCCGCAGTGGCGCGCCGCCAATGGCGCAATCGTCTGGGGCTGGCAGCCGCCGGTGCCGCCGCAGACTGTCCGGCCGCACGCCGGCACGTCATACGGCAACTATAAAGACTGGGCGCTGCGGATGGGGTTCAACCGGACCATGGGGATCGCAGGCTTCTGGGTGAAGCTCCCGCGGGATCCAGGTGCAACGTGGTTCGTGGCGGTTACGGACGACACGTCCGACACGCCTTCCGGCGTCACCAACGATGCCCTGCATCCGCCTGCCGGGGTGAAGTAGTCAGATGACGACAACGCCGAACCTGGGGCTCACGCTCCCGACCGTTGGCGCCAGTCGTGACACCTGGGGCGCGTTGCTCAACACTAATTTCACGACGCTGGACACCGCCGTCAGCGCCGCCATGCCGATAGGCAGCGTGATTGACTTTGCGGGGCCAACCGCGCCGTCAGGGTGGCTCGTGTGCGGGGGGCAAAACGTGTCCCGCACGACGTATTCCGATCTGTTCGCCGCTATCGGCACCGCTTGGGGGGCGGGGGATGGCACCACCACGTTCCGGTTGCCCAACACGCCCGGGCGGGCATCGGTAGCGGCTGGCACCGTCACCGACAGCAACGGCAACCACGTCGTGTTCTCGCTCGGCCAGACCACCGGAGCGGTGCTGCAGACCATCCAGCAGACGCACCTGCCCAGCTACAATCTGACGGTTTCCACGACTGGGGCGCACAGCCATGGGGGCCTCACGGGCGGCGCAGGCGCACACAGCCACTCGGTCGCAGTGCCCAATGCTTCGCCAGTGGCGGCGGTGACGCCCGGCGACCTGGGCGGTATCTGGTCAACGGATGCCGGCACGACGACCGTCGCCACCAGCGGGCAGGATCAGCATTTTCATACGGTCGCCAGCGACGGGAACCACACGCACACCGTAGCCCTCGGCGGTGGCGGGACCGCGCTCCCGGTGCTGTCGCCGGTGATCGTGTTCACCAAGATCATCTATGCGGGCAATCAGGCCACAACCACGGCGCTGATGGCGTCTGCACGGCCGCGGCGCGAGCTATCGGCACCGCTGCGCGGGAGCCACTGAGACATGCCGCGCGTAACCCAGGCTCTTCCCGTGGGCGTGGTTCGGAACGCCACGCCTGAAGCTTCTAGTGGGAGGTGGTTCGATACCGATCATATCCGCTTCCGCGGCGGGCAGATCCAGCCGATCGGCGGCAACGTGGCATTGCAGGATGTCGCGGGGCACGACCTGTCCGTGCCTGACTGGCCGCGCGATATACTGACCTGGCACGATAACAGCCACATCCGTTGGGCCGCGTTCGGGACGGACACGAAACTCTACGCCTACCGCTTCGATACGCACGATCTGCACGACATCACGCCGGCAGGCGTAGGGCCGCTCGGTGCCCCAGGTGCGGCTGTCGGCTACGGTAGCGGCGATTATGGCGAGGACACCTACGGCACTAGCCGGGACGGTGCCGACGTCGGCCCGTCCGACATCGCCGCCATCATGGGGGACATCTGGAGCCTCGACACGTTCGGCGAGGACCTGCTGGTGGTGCCGACACAGGACGGGCGGCTGTTTCGGTGGTCGCCAGCACAGGCGTTGCTCGCGCCAACTGACCCGGCGCGACTACCCGTCCTAGTCGCCACCGCACCTACCAACAACCGCGGCGTCATCGTCACTGATCAGCGGCACGTCGTGCTGCTCGGGGCCGGCGGTGATCCGCGCAACATCGCCTGGTCGGACCAGGAAAATCCGGACGTGTGGGCGCCGTTAGACACCAACCTGGCGGGCAGCAAGCTGCTGGTGACGCAGAGCTACGCTATGACCGCGAAGAAGGTGAGCGACGGCATCCTGATCTTCACCGCCAACGACGTTCACAAGATGCAATATGTTGGTGCGCCTTACGCATACGGTATCACGCAGATAGGGTTTGGCTGCGGGCCTCTGTCGCTGCGTGCGGTGGTGGCGATCGGCAGCGTGGTGGTCTGGCCCGGGGCGCAGACGTTCTGGGGCTACAGCGGCAACGTCCAGCCGGTGCCCTGCGACGTCGGCGACTGGTTCTATTCGCTCTTGAACCGGGACATGGTGGGGCGCGTGTTCGGCTCGCCTAATCCGGCATTCAGTGAGTTCTGGTTTGACTGGCCGAGTGAGGATGCCACCGAGTGCAACCGGTATCTGATCTTCAATTACGGGGATGCCGCCAAACCGTGGGCGATCGGCACGCGCAATCGCACTGCGGCCGATCCGTCGGGGACAATGGATAATCCGGTGCTGGGCGGCTATCTGGTGGATCAAACTGGATCGCTTTTTTTACATGAATGGGCCTGGAAAAATAACGGACAGGACCGGGCAGTGTCCGGTGGCATTTACGCTGAGAGCGGTTCAATTGTTCTGGGCGAAGGGGATCGCAGATATCACGTGAAACAAGTTGTATTTGATTCCGCCCCGTCGCAGGGAGTGGTCGGATACTCGTTCTACGTGCGCGAGGAAGCGGGCGACGATGCTGGGGAATTTGAGGCTGGGCTATACACCGACGTGCATGCTGGCCTGATGGACGTCCGGTTTAGCGGACGGAGCGTGCGCATGCGCATGGTGGCGCTGCAGGACGTCCCGTGGTCGGTCGGTCGTCCTCGGCTCGATATCCGCCCTGGAGGACGTCGCTGATGGCGGTCCTTCGACACCCGCCTGCACCGTTCACCGCGCCGGTATCCGGGAGCATCGAGCAGCGCCTGGCAGCCGTGGCGGATGCCCTGAACCGTAAGGCGGATGTCAATGGTGCGGCTGTCTTCCCGTTCATCGGATTGCGTTCCCCAGACGGGAGCACATGGAAGCTAAGTGTTGATAATGCGGGGACGCTTCAGACCGAAGTCGTCCCGCGACCATGACGGGCGCGGAGAAGCTGGCGCGGCTGGAGAAGGCGCTCGCCCACGGTGGCGGAACGCACACGCCTGCCGACGTCGTGCGGCTCATCGAAGACCGGCGCGCGCAACTGTGGGAGCGCGGAGACGGCGTGATTGTGACCGAGGTGCAGGCGTTCCCGTTGGGGAAAACGGTTAGCTACTGGCTTGCAGCGGGTGCTCTGCGCGATTGCCTGGCGCTGCAGGATGAAATTGACGAGTGGGCGCAGAGCGAGGGCTGCGTGCGTGCGACGTTGACAGGGCGCCGCGGCTGGGGCCGGGCTGCCGCTGCGTGGGGCTGGAAGCTCGACGGTTACAGCTACTCAAGGCCGCTCGGAGGCGCGCATGTCTAAACCATCAACCCCCGTGACGACGACTTCGACCACCGGGACCTCGACCATCATACCCGATTGGATGAGCAACGCCGCGCAGGGTGCGGTGGGGACAGCACAGGCGCTGAGCCAGCGTCCCTACACGCCGTACACCGGGGAGCAGGTAGCGCAGACGCCGGCTGACACGCTGGCTGCGTACCAACAAGTGCGCGACATGCAGGGGCAGGGGGCCCCGGCCTACGCTGCTTCGCAGGGCGCTTACACCGGCCTGCTCGGCAGCGCGGCGCCTGTCACCGCGGACGCCACTAACGCGCGCACCAACACGCTCTACGGGCAATTTGCGCAGGGCGTGGCGGCGCCGACGGCTGGCCTATTGGGGAACTACATCGGCGCGGCGGCCCCGGCCACGGCAGGCCAGGTGGGCGCCAATGCCACAGCGCTGATGTCACCGTATGCGCAGCAGGTCATCGATCCAACCATCGCCGCCGGCCAGCGGCAGTTGGCGTTGGCCAATCAGGGGATAGCCGCCAATGCTGTCAATGCGGGGGCATTCGGAGGCACTCGTCAGGGCGTGGCCGAGGGACAGGCCATGGCCAATACGGCGCTGGGCACTCAGCAGCAAATCGGCAACATGCTCACGGGCGGGTGGAACTCGGCGTTGACGCCGGCCTACAATCTGGCGTCGCAAGGATCTGCGCAGGGGCTGACGGCAGCGATGGGCCTCGGGAACATGCTTAACAGCGGCTTCAACAACGCACAGCAGACAGCCTATGGCCTGGGCGGTCAGAACCTGACGGCCGGCCTGGCGGCGGCGCAGAACCTGCCTGGGGTGGCGACGGCGCAGCAAGCCTACGGCCAGAAGGACGCGGGGCTGCTGCAGGCGATCGGCGGCGCGGAGCAGGGGCAGCAGCAGAACATCGACACGTCCAACATGGGGAATTTCTTCGCGGCGCAGAACTGGCCGGTGCAGAATCTGGACTTGTTGACCAGCACGCTCGGCGGCGTGCCCTACAGCACCGACGGCACCGGGACGAGCACGATCCAGCAGCAGACGACGAAGAACCCGCTCGGTGGCGCACTCGGTGGGGCGGCAACCGGTGCAGCTATCGGCTCGGCTTTTCCGGGCGTAGGCACGGCCATCGGCGCGGTTGGCGGCGGCCTGTTAGGATTGCTCAGCTAATGTCAGGCAGCACAGCACCATCGTCGTTTCAAACGTGGGCTTATAACGCCTTGCCGACGTGGCTGGGTGGAAGCTCTGGCGCGCCGCAGGAAGGCCCTACGCTATCTGGTACGGCGCTCGACCAGAGCATGGCCGGGCAATCGGACGCTAGCAGCCCGGGCTTGGCGCAGGCGCTCCAGGCTCTGAGCAAGAGCCCCCTGGCGCAGCAGCCGGCCAGCGCGCCGTTGGCACCGGCAAAGATCACCGAGGTTCCAGCCGGACGTCCGCGGCAGGCGGGCTCGCTCGATGCGCTCGTGAAGCTGCTCCAGCAGCGGCAGGCGCAGTATGGCACGCTGAGCGGCCAGCCGGTGGCGCAGCCGCGCGCGCTAGGATTGCTTGGTTTTTGAGGCGCAACGAATATGTCAGACACCACGACGCCGCAGAACGACATCATCGCTCAGTATCTGGCGCAGTTGGCGCCGCGGCAGCAATCCTACGCCCCGCCGGCTCCGGTGGATCGCAGCGTGGCGTCGCTGCTGGGCGAGGCGGTTGGCGGCGGGACGACGGGGCTGGCGCCGGCCGATCGTGAAAGTGCGGGCACGAGGGCGCTGCTGAACTTCGGGCTGAACATGCTGTCGGCGAGCGGGCCAAGCACGATGCCGCGGTCGTTCGGCCAGGTGTTCGCGCAGGGTGCCGGCGGGGCGGAGCAGTCGCTGGCGGGGAGCGAGGCGGTAGGCGCGTCGCGCCTGGCCGCGCAGCAGGCGTACGAGGAGAAGCAGCAGGAGCTGACGATCGCTAAGATCAGGGAGGCGATTCCGCTGCTGACGCTGCAGACGCAGATGCAACAGGCAGCGGCGGCGCGCGGGCTTGCCGGCAACCAACCTGCGCCGGCTCCCGGCACCAGCATCAGCGGTGTGGGCGCACCGGTCGTCCCCCGCGATCCAAATGCAGGGACCGCCGGCCAGCAGGCAAACAACCCGGGCAACATCATGATGGCGCCCGGTGCCACTGTCGCCGGGGCCAGCGGGGCGATTCCCGTATCGGGCGGGCGCTCTGTCGCGGCGTTCCCCGATGTGCCGACCGGCGTCGCGGCACATAGCGATCTGCTCACGAACTATGCGCACGCCGGGGTCGGCACGATTCGCGATGCGGTGACGCGCTGGGTTGGCGACCCGAAGGCGGATTTGACCAGCTACGTTGCTGACGTAGCGAAGGCGGCGGGGGTCGGTCCGGATGATAAGGTGGACCTGAGCGATCCCAAGATCCAGCGGGCGATCCTGCTGGCCCAACAGCCGCACGAGAGCGGCAAGGCATGGCTGTCTCCAGCAGACGTGGACAAGGGGCTTGCCCTGGCTGCCGCACGGCGCGCGGTCCCTCCGGCGGCCACAGGTGGCACGCAGGCGCCCGCGCCATACAAGGTGGCATCCACGGGGCCAACCGCCCCACCAACCCCTACAGCGACTCCTGCGGCGCCGCCTGGCAGCGTGGCAGCCGAAACCGCTGGCCTGAAGGTGCCTCCTGGCGCGACACCAGCCTCGACGACGCCACCTGCTGCCCCACAATATCCTGATGTCACGTCAGGAGATGTCACCATCAAGCATCCGGGAACTTTCGTGGACTTTGCTGCCAAGGAGATGGCGCCAGTACCGCAAACGGAAGATTTCAATCCCAATCTGACACCCGCGCAGCAGGCGGCCTTCGCTGTGAAGGCACAGGATCTGGCACTTAAGCGCCAACAAATTGGCACGCTACCATTCGCAGATCAGCCAAAGGCTGCAGCTGAGCTGACCGCCCAGACCGCCGCACTCGCAGCAGACCAGCAAAATGCCGCGCAGGAAAAGGCGCAAAAGGCGGCGGAGGCCACAACGAAGTTTCAAGATACCCAACGAGCGGCAGTGCAAACCCGCTACGATGCTGCCGTCGCTGCTTACAATGAAGCCGCAAAAAGCCGCTTTGGCTTTCATCAGGACATTATTAAGTCGCAGGCCGAGAAGCAGGTTGCTGGCAACGACGAAATGCTGAAGCCTTACGAAATCGCTGCGACCCAGGCGGGACAAGTCTTGCCAATCATCTCTCTTGCCAAACAGGTTTTGCCGGAATTGCCAACGAACGCTTCGCCTTGGCTTGCGGATGAGCGCAACCGCGCCAGGTTGGAATCTCTCGCGCCGTTCCTTCCGGCCGGCTGGACGAAAGCAACTGATGGCGCCGATCTGTTTGCTCAGGTGATGAGCAATATCGTCGTTCAGATGGGCGCTAATGTCCAAAGCGGTCAGACAGGCGGCCGAGAAGCCGCTTACCAGGAATTTCGCTCGATGCTGCCGACGCTGTCGCAAAGCGCCGAGGGACGTGAACGCGCATTGATGTTTATGCAAGAAATTGCGCAGCGACGCCTACAGGAGGCTGAGTTTCTGCAGAGTTACAGGTCCGATCCTGCCAACCGCGAC